TAATCTTTAAGGTTCACAGCAGAAACTGTTTGGTCGGCTCCAGTTACGGCCCCAGCTAAAGTCACACCCGTCAAGGTGGGAGCTGTACCGAACACCAACGCACCCGTGCCCGTTTCATCTGTCACAGCACTTGCTAGGTTTGCACTGGATGGCGTACCCATCCAAGTAGCTACACCTGAACCAAGGCTTGTAATTCCAGTACCGCCGTTGCCTACAGGGAGAGTTCCAGTAATTTGTGAAGTAAGGTCAACACTTCCAAGAGTGCCGCCGAGTGTCAAATTACCAGAACTTGTAACTGTTCCAGTAAGCGTAATTCCATTAACAGTGCCAGTACCCCCAACAGAAGTAACCGTTCCACTAGAGGCTTCACTTACATTAGTAAGTGCGTCTACTACCGCTGCTCCGGCTCCGGCTCCATCCAAATAAACTATTTTTGTTTTACCTGTAGGGATATTAATAGTAGCTCCTGACCCCTGCTTAATAGTAATTGTCTGGCTTCCGCTAGTGGCATTTTCAATCCACATTAACCGAGAAACAGTATTGGGAGCTATGGTCAACGTCCTAGTCGCCGTAAGACTGACGCCAGAAGTTACTTTAAAATAAAGCGCTCTGGCCGGGTCTGCCGCACCATCCGCTACAGTAGTGGTTGCATTTGCATCAGAACCAAAAGAAGCTTGGGTGTTATAACCAAGTGCATCCGCAATTAGCTCCAAATTAGTGTTTGTGCTTGTGCCCCATGTGCCGCTCTCGTCACCAGTAGCAATTTCTTTTAATCTTAGATTGTTTACATAAGTTGCCATGTTTAAAACCTCTTGTTTATGCGGCTATCTCTACCCAATTTGCTGTTTGGGAGGGCACTATCTCTACCCAATTTGCTGTTTGGGAGGGCACTATTTCCATCCATATCTGAACACCTGATGTCTCTCCTGTTGCATACACTCCGGTTACATACGCATTAGTTACATTCGTAACGGTTGGAGTTCCTACACTCGTAGTTCCTGCTAAACCCGTTACAGAAACCGTAGTTCCTTGTTCTGTCGTTACCGTTCCAACAGAAGCTGTTCCTGCTACCCCAGTAACTGAAAACGTACTGTTGGTTATAAGACTAACTGTTCCTAGCCCAGTAGTCGCAGCCAAGCCTGTTACATTCGCCGTTCCCTCAGTTATAGCAATGGCCGTTCCAACAGAGGCAGTGGCTTGTTGACCGGCACTGGTTTGACCCCAAGCTCCCGCATCCCAAGCATCAACGCCCCAGCCTTCAAGGGTAACCGTTACCCCTGCCATTTTAAGCTATCCTGATAATCGCACTCGTCGAATCGCCCGTGGGAAATACAATAGTAAAATCCCCAGAGCTTGAAGACTTATCCGATCCAAAATCAAGAATCACTACGCTGGGATCTCCAGAAGCTGTGTCATTAAAAATCATGGCTCCTCGCGCCGTAATAGTTGAGCTACCCCATGTAGAATCACCAAAATCGGTAAAAGCAGTGGTGCTTGTGCTTGTAGGGGTAACATTTACTAAGGTATTGCCTTTAGCGGTATACCCGGTTCCGGTTACTTCATTACTGGCAGTATAGGCCGTGGTAGCAGCCGTAAAAGAAGCACTGTTATCGTACATGGCAATATTAAAAGTATTGCCTGTACTATTAGTAAAATTATGTACACCCTTCAAAAGTTCTACCTTAAAACTGGTACACATAAAGTTTCCGGTGAAAGCCATATCATAATCTCCTAATCAAATCGGCTAATTTAGGTTCTCCTGCCTCTAACAAAGCATTACAAACCGTGGTTCTATCGCTCTGTATTGCTTTTTTCATATAGTAAACAATTACCTGTTCTATATGCGTTTTAAAGGCTTCCGCCTGTTGTCGAATTATCGGATCTGCCGTCGCTGAAATACCCACAATTTTATTTATACACAGCTCGGCCACCTCTTCAGGAGAATGCCCCCTGTTCTTGGTGGTTACAACATCCACCTTAAAATTATTACTTATTCCCAACTCCGGTGTCATCATTGTTTTTCTCTAATAACCATACCAGTACGGTATTCATCCGTAACTTCTTTGGCTTCTCCGTATTGTTTAAGAGCTACTAACGATTCCGCAAAACGCTGTTCGTATTCCTGCATTAATGTAGGATCACCCTTCATGTAAATATAGGCTTCGATTAAACAGCCGTACAACAAGGTAAGCTCCGCATTAGTGCTTAACCACGTAGTGCCACCATCTGCTCCGGCAGTGAGACTGTCAGGCCGGTAGTAATAATGCAATTCCACGTCATAGTTGCTGTCGGGAGTAGGGCCAATAATAAAGTTGGTTACATCAAAGTTAGCGTAATAACGCGGTCCTCCCGTAGTAGACGCATCAGGATTAAAAGATTGTATAAAGTTAACACTTTTAAAATCTAAAAAATGTTTATCGTTATTAGAATCGGTATACGACAAGGAAAAAGGCGCTAAATAATCAGCGGGCATTACTAAATATTCATCACCCTGAGTCATGTTTCCTGAAGAATTTTTACGAAACAACGTCAACTGCACGGTCTTTAAAATACGTTCTTCAGACGCTCTGATAAAAACAGGCAAATTAGTAACAAAAGACGTTTCACTGTTTTGTGTGTAGTCCTGTATCGCCGTCTTTAGCTGTGCGTAAGTAAAAGCCATTATGTTGTTGTCACCGTCACCTGACCCACTTGACCAAAACAATTCATAGGTTTCCATGTACCATTAAAGGCCACGTCGGGCACTCCTACATAAATCGATAAAACCATTGGTGTGGTTGGTCTTGGATTTCTTAACGCTTGAGGGTCGCTTACGTGTTTCCGGGGATCTAACTGAGGCTGCTTCTTTTCCCATTCGTCCGGTCCCACTAATGCGCCTGTCCATTCTTTGCGCATATCATTTAACTTATAAACAAACCCCGAACGATCCGAAGTGCCTAACGCATATTTTCCCGTTGCAAATTTACCCATTAATTCAACCTCTCATAGGAAACAGAAGGTTGAATTGTAAACGACGCCCGATCTCGGTCTTCAGTAGCTGCCATAATAAATTCTTCGTCATACACGGCTTTAAGAAGCGTTGTCCGATCTGGAGCTATTTTCAAAGAAAGATAATAAGCTAATCCGGCGGTTAAACAGGGATAAAACCGAAAGGGAACTTCCATCGTATTTATAAAAGTATCCGCGTCCTGTATACGTGTTAAACGATTAAAAATTAAAATATCGGTGTTGTTTTCAGGCGTAGGCCAAAGCTCTAACTGAGGTGTGATTAAGCGATTAAGAAAAAACTGATCTACTCTTCCCGTAGTGCTTTTATTTGGAATAGTTAAATAATCGTCCCTACTAACACGGGGAATAGAATAATCCGTGTTATCCCGCCGCAGAACTGCGCTTAAAAGATCAATGGTTCCTCGAACATCAGAAAAATCCACTGCGGCAGACAAGGTAGTGGTAGCACCACTGGTTCCACCAGTTAACGTTTCCCCGCTAGAAAAAGTACCTGTCGGAATAGTAATAGCAAAGCTTGTAGCTGACGGTAAACTCGTAATTTGACACGTCGCGGCACTTGTCCCACCCGTAATTGTTTCTCCGACAGAAAAACTGCCTGACGCGGCCACCGTCATGGTTAAAGTTCCACCGGGATACACACGAATGTCTTTAGCCAAAGTTAAGCTGGTTTCCTCGATAGTCCACTGATTAAGCCCTCTATTAGCCCATTCAGCTAACAAAAGATTAAGGGAGCGTTTGGCGCTTTTAAGGTCATAACCAGTGCGCACAGTACGACCACACCGTTCAAACGCTTCTTCGATGTAATCCGCTACATCCAGCTCAAAATCTGTAGACCCTGACGTTGCCATTATCTTCTACGACCGCCGGGATTGCCGCCTCTTTTCATTTTTTTAACCGCTGCGCCGCCTCCACGCATTCTCAAGGGGTGTGACGGTAGCTGACCGCTGCCTCCGCGAGTGGTGCGTCCTTTTTTAGTTTGAGCAGCTTTAGACGCTTTCTTTGCTCCAGCCCTTGTTTTAGCCCTGCGAACACGCTCGGA